GGGCATAGAGTTTGCCCCCTTTCATCTTCACAAGGTGGTCTTCGATTCTCATTTCTCTGTCTCCTTAAGCTTCTTCAAAAGCCTTTCTTCCATGTCTTCAGGGTCATTACTGTTAAACACAATATCAATACACTTAGGGTCCCACACAAGTCTGTTACCCAAGTCATGCACACGATCGTCATGCCAGATGCGCTCAAACATTGGGGCAGCTTGCATCATTGGCATCGAGATGATGTTGTCGATTTTGTCGTTGAGTCCAAGGTGGCCAATCACAGCCAATAAGTCGTATGGGTTTGTCTCTGCAACAACTGCTTTATCGTGCATACAATACGAGCCATCCTCATACTGGGCCACGGTGATGAAGCTGTAGATGTCAGGTATAACTTCACCGCCTGGGCAAGTAAGGATGGAGCTTGCCCTGAAGTCTTTACCTCCAGTGAAGAATCTTGGCTTGTCTTTGTAGAACACAAAGCGGAACATTGACCCAAGTGTTTGCCATGTCATTTGCTTAGTGACGAATGGTTCGTTGTTTTTCATACGGATTTGACTAACGAGTTCTTCTTCAGTGTCACCGATCATAATGTATGTTTCACCGCCAACGCTGGCCATGACAGTACTAATGCAATCTTCGTCAATATCTGGGTTTGATGCGTACCAAACCATTTCTAGACTATGTTTATTGGCAATGAACTGCCAATCTTCTTTATCAAATACAAACATGCTTATTAACCTCTTTGAACTTGCTAACTTTCTCCGCTTGGGCGAAATGTGACAAGTTATTCTCAAACAAAATGACTACGTCCAAAACGTCATTGAGACTACGGCATATTGATGTCATGCCTTGGTCTGCAAGGTTTTGTTGCTGCTTTCTAACTGCTCCCTTCTTTGTCTTGAGCTCGATACCAACTGCACAGCTGGCCCACCATGGTGCATGTACGTAGATGTCTGGCGCACCAACGGTGTTTCCTTGCCATCCTGTTGCATGACTGTATGAGCCACATTTATGACACTTGGTCTTACCCCTAGACTTCCCTATTTCGATGATTGTGTAACCCAATAATGCCAATGATTGACGTATGTGATTCTGGAGTTCAGCTTCTGACATGATAGACTTTCTACGTCTCCTATTGGCAGGGTCTTGCGATATCAAACCTCGTATCGTAGGGCCCTGTATTTTCTACGCCCGTAGAATATCAGAACGACTCGTAACCTTCAACCATTACGTTGTGTGTGTAATTCCACACATACTTGGCTATGTCGGCATTCATCTTGACCCCGTCCTGATCGGTTGTAAGTCCAGCTAATTTGAATGCAATGTGTAATGACTTTGGGTCAGGAGCTCTAACAACGAGCTCCTTCATATCCATATTGTTGTCAATACAGTAGATCCATGATGCATGTTTTGGAGATGGATGGATTTCTGGAAAAAACCACGCATTCCTAACATTAAACTCACTATTCCTACTTAATCTATTGACGATATCCCCGTCAGTGTGTGCATATCCTTTAATGAGAGTCATCGTGTGTTTCCCATTTAGAAATGCAACTAACTCATCAACTGTTTCAAGCATCTTCCTGCAAGAGTAAACGAGAACATTACCGTTTGCTTTTCGTTCTCTCATGGTTAATAGCATAAGACGTAGCTCTATCTCAGCATCTATCTTTTTCTTGAACCACTTGGTCCTACCTGGCATACGACAACAGTAAAACATTTACCACCACTTAGGCTTTACTACGCCCTGCTTACGATCTCTGCAATACCCACATTGCCACGGTGGTGTCCAATCACCCATAAGGAATGCATCCACCACCATACAGGCAGTAGCGTGTGGCATATCATCGAATGCGTGTGTTCTATCTCCAGCGTGTGTCTTTGTGATGATTGATCCATCAGGTGCTTCGTATGTCATGTCGCATGTTTCGATACCTGTGACATTGTCATATTCAATGGATTCCGGAATGATAAAGCTTACGATATCAAGCCTCCAAGACGGCCAGATAACAACTCCCATAGGTTTGTCACCACGTTTACCGAGACGGACCTCAACTTGCTGCCATCCAGCCCTAAGCTCTGGATCTGCGTCTTTGGTCCAAGCATCGACAATCTGTTGTGCGATGTTGAGTGCGTTCAATAATTACCTCCTGAATTAAAAACCAAAACTAACGGGTCGATTGTATCCGTTTACCCGCAGGTATTCAAATGGTGTGTGAGTGCCTCATTTGATGCATATCATACCTGCGTGGTGTGTGTGGTCATCCGCGAGCGGAGCGAGCGGATGATCAAGAGCTGCCAAGGGCAGCGAATGATGAGCCAAAAAAAGACCCGCTACCGATCAGGTAGCGGGTACAAGTCGTTAGCCTGGAGCTCTAGCCGTAGATAATGTCTCCGAACACCGCGCATTGGACGATGGAATCGGCATTCTCTGCGTCAAAGTCTCCGCTCAGGTCAACGTGCCAAGGATACTTTTCGAGGCAGATCGTGATGCCTTTCTGCAATGCCTCTGCGTCCAGCGTAGCTGGCCTAGTGTCATCATCTGCCAACTCATCAATGACATGAATGCTGTACGCCCAGCCATCTGGGCAATAGTTTTCTGTCTGAATATGCATGCCATCGGCGGAGGAGCACCAATAATTGATGCCCCCCTCAAACGCGGTGCAGACGATGTTCTCCATGTCTTCTGCACTCAGCTCTACTGCTGTTACTTTCAATGTTTATCTCCTAGTATGAATCTGTCATCATCAGTCAAAGTGTCTGACTCTGCACATCTTGCGCTCCCAGACGTAAGCTCACCGTTAGCCCAATCCATTTCAATCACGTAGTCATCATCATAGGAATGACTGTTAAGTGAGAATGTAAGGTGCGGATACTTCTCTGCGACAGACTTCAGCCACCCACCCTTGACCCAGACGGTGTCTGCGTCATGTTCGTAGATCAGTGGGATATTGTCGGCGGTCTCAAACCAGATGACAGCCGTCTGGCCATCATCGTGAACTTCAAGCACGTCATCCGTCCCACGATACCTAGCACCAATCACGTCTCCGAAAAACTCATCATCAGGGACCGGGCAAGACACGGTCATGTCGAGCTCAATGTATGGAAACCCGATGGTTACATCGGTGTTTTCTTTTATCCAAGCAGAAACGTCATCCTTGGGCCCAGATATGGCAAGTCTATTGCTGTAAACACTAAGCATTTTCGTCTACCTTGTCTTCCACTGCTACGATTGTGATGGACGGGTTGAACATGTCTTCATTCAATACAACAAGTGTCATAGTGGCTTTGATGACTGTTCCGTCAGGTCTCTCAACACGAACTTCAATAACCGGGTCATTGTGGTCCCAGCATGCATCGGTAGCGATTGTTGCCAGCTCATTGATTAACCTGAATGGCTCGTATTCCTTATGAATCTCACCGTTGTACATCCAGACAACAGGCTCTGGCTCCCATTGGTTTTTCTGTTGGTCTTCAACGTAATGCTCGAATGTCGATTCAGCCATGTAGAACAGGTACGTAGAAATGATGGTCTTTCCATTGACAATGACCTGATGCTTATGAAGGCATGGCATCTCAACCAGAATGTCATGTGTCTCATACCAATCCATGACAGAATCTGCGTCTCCCCACTTGATGTAGCCATCATTAATAGCAATGGAGAGTTTTTCATGTGACCAATCGGTAATGTCGGATTCGCCATCAAGTGTGCGAACCATCATGGAACATTGTCCGCGTTCCTCATGCCAATCGCACGAGATGCCTTTTGTGAGCTCAACATTTGTGTCCCACTTTGTTGCTTTTGTAATCATTTACTTTTCCTTTTCAAGAACTCAATAAAGAGCGCAAAGATGAAGAATACTAAGAGTGTAGGGAAGGGATTATCCATTGATCCCCACATATCTTATGTAGCGTGTGTGTGTGTGTGTCACTAGTAACCTTTCTGTATATCGCCCGTGCGAGCACGAACGTGACATCAATATACACAAACCAGCATACACATGCAAGGAAATCCAGCTGCGGGTGGCGGATCCACTTTCCGGGTGCATCAGATGCCTGGACTTTCGAGCACGGCTTGACTTTGGGTGTAAGTAAACTACATGCAGCTCATGCACACGGACTTGCATACTTTGGCAGACTATGTGTACAATCGCACTTCAAGGAGTAACTAGTATGCAGTTAGGTTTGCAATGCGGGCAGGTCCCGCCTGACGAGTGGTTGCGGAGCATTGCTTCCCAACGGGATACAGAATCTGCTATCGTGATGCTTCGCACGAACTGGTGCATCAATGACATCACCGCAGAGTATATTGCAAAGACGATATTCCCAATCGCTATTGGGGAAGCTGAATTGGTTGTGACCATGCCAGACGGCTGGCATTGGCAAGTGGAGGAGACTGAAAGTGAATAGTGTAGATATCAAGTTAACCAGTGGACCAATGATCCACGCGCCCGGAATATTCCGGTATGCACAACACGGCTACAAGACCAGCCGGAAGAAGGCCGACAAGAAGCGGTTTATCAGCATCATCATGTCGTGGGAGCATCCCATGATGACCGAGCAGGTTGCCGAAGGCATCCTGTCAGGCAAGATTGAAACCAAGATGCACGAAGAGGCTGGTGAGGTGGAGTTTACAATCGATGAAACGAACTAACGCTGAATGGCAACGGCGAGTGATTGCCCGTCTTCTCAAGCAGGAGACGGGTCGGCACTTCCTCGACTCTGGTTCAGCGTACGGTCGGCATTGGGAACTCAATGCCATCAAGACCGATGAACAGCTGACGGGTTGGGACTACAGCTTGGAGGTACGTCCGACACACTTCGAGGTATCCCGTAACGTGGCCGACTGGATGTATCACGGGTTTGACTTTGACCGAGAGCACACTACTAAACTGATGGCATTCTCACGTTCCGAGCGCATGGCAGAAAAAGACTGGTACAAATGCCTCGTTGCATACCTAGACTCTATCGGTGCAGATATCGACCGTGAAAAGAGTGGTAATACTTGCAACAGCCAAACATTGCTGACGCAGGACGTGACGTACCTTTCGATTGACATCCCAAATCTATGTGGTGACTACTATGCCATAGCGGTGCATCAAGGTTGTGATGTCCGTGGTGGATACGGTGAGTATGTAATCGCGGAGGCAACGGATGACATGTGGTCTTACGCCAATGCCACCTTGTATTGCAAGAATAGACACTACCTGACAACCGATGATGCATATCGCTGGTATCTAGATGGGGATTGTTCGAGCGCATCGACCTTCACAGATGAAAACCTCAAGATTGCGTCCAACGCGCATGCATGGTGGCTCCAGTGTCCAGAATGCAAATGCAAACTGGAAGTAGGAAGATAATCCAAAAGCAAAACGCCATCCAATACGGGTGGCGTTTCTGTTTTGTTATTTATGGCATATGTTACCTGCGTGTGTTGTGTGGCCATCCGCGAGCGAAGCGAGCGGATGAATGGAAGGGCAGGGCGCAGGCCTGCATCCGGCCAGAAAACAGCTGGTCGGGGTCGATCAATGTGGATCCGTGGCGTGGGTACAAGTGGATGCTGCAAAGCTCAGGCAGGCCGGGTATAGCACATGCCTGGGCGAAAATGCACGGTTTGCAACAGCTCAGCGGGCCGGACATGCACCCAAGTATGCAAGCTGACAACCCGCAGGTACTTGATGTACAATGGTGTTCCCACACGGGTGGGATGGAGAGTAAGTAACTAGTTATGAGTAATAGAAGCACGCAGACTCAGTTTCTGCATCATCAATTGGGCTTGCATTTCAAGCGTGATAAGAACGTCCTGCCAATCGGCGGTGACTACATCCCTTCATGGGGATGGACGGGTCCTGAATATCGACACTGGCTCGACATGATGGGTGAAGGTAAGTCTTGGACACTGACACTGGTCGAAGAACTGGCTAACGCAGGAGCATTGCCTATTTCCTACAACGGGAAACCACAAGGCATGTCCAATGCCATCCTTGCTGAAATCGTTGCGAAGCACAATGCCGACCCGCAGGTGCTTTCCGAAGTCTGCATCGAATTCGACGAGGACGAGTCTGAGACTTTCGTTTCAAGGCACAACCAATCGGACTTGACGCAACGTGATGCATGGTTCGCCGAGCAAATCAAAAACGTAGACGCAGACTACGTCTTCAACCCAGAAGAGCACGACATCGAGTCTGACATCATCAGGCTTGAGAACCGATACGACTACTGGATGGCAAAATACAAACCTATCCCACACTTCTTGTTCGAGGGCGATAGGCCAGTGGACCTACGGATTGACATATCCGGTAGCGACCTGCCACTCGGTATCAATACACAATACGTCTGGACCCGTATTTGGTCCGACAATTGCGACCTGATTGTGCCCGGCTACCACTGGGTCAATCGCTTGGCATACATCGTGACGCACGAACCGTGGTCACACATCGACGCAGATATAGAGGTAATCGACTAACATGGAAACACAGCTCATCTTGGTGAAGGCCAAGCCACAACACGATGACAGATTCATCCTTCACGCCAAAGTGGAGATGACCGACGACAACACATATGCCCGTGCAGACTTGCACGGGTTCCCGGTCTCGTTCGACAACAATGCACGAGAGATCGTGCAAGAGTGGGCAGACGTGCACGGATATGACGTGCACGATGCAAACCAGCCACACGGCTGGAAGGTAATCGTGACCACGGCTCCCGGCGAGCGATGGGCAAGTAATGCCATGGTCTACCCAACGTGGGAAGAAGCACAGGATGCTTTGTACGACCTGACCAGCCGATGGTTTGCTATCAAGCATGGCGCAATTCGACCTGCTACAAAAGTGGAGGTAAAGATATGAGCGAGTATTTCAATCTCGAAGACCGAAACTACGCCAACGACCCACGGGTCAAAGCTCGTGACGCACACCGCTGGTATTCGACACTTGACGAGACCCGTATGGTCGCATTGCATTCTGCCGAATACCAGTACGTTCGGACCTACAGCAAATTCAAGTTTGAAGTTTGCCCGCTATGCAACGGCAAAGGCTCCCACGTCAACCCAAGCGTAGATGCATCCGGCATCACGGCAGAAGACATGTACGACATGGACATGGAAGCGTACATGGACGGTGACTATGATGTTGAGTGTTACGGATGCTTCGGCAACCGGGTTGTCCCGGTCCAAGATGGCGATACGTGGACGGAGCAAGACAACAAGCAAGCGATACGTATCGCATTCGGTCTGGCTCGAATTATGACGTACCGATTCGACCTCCCAATCCCACCATGCGAGTATGGACATAACAACTGTTCGTGCGATGGCTTGCACGGCGGGACATGTTGGGACGAGACCTACCAAGAACTCAAGGCAGAGGGACTCATCGACCCACGGACAGAAGATGTCTGGATTCCTGAAGGGATGAAAATAAACCCTCACACCCTGCATGCCGTGATAGCCAACCTATGCTCTGAGTATGAGGACACAGGCGAAGAGCTCACGGTGGAGATGGAAGAAGCGATGGATGCTTCGGACCCAGAAAGACTTACCAAAGCAGATGACCTGCTCCAGTACATCCGCAAAGCACAACCCGTAGCACGGGAAGTAATCAGACGGTTTATGCAACAGTAAACACAACCCGTCAACCATCCAGCCTCCGGCATCACAACCGGGGGCTTTTTCATGCCATATCCACCCACCCAGCGTGTGTGTCGGAAACCCGTCAGAATCCCCAACACGGGACCAAACATCGATGGCATCATGGAATATCCCGGACGGGATGGAAACCCGTCAGAGATTCCCCACATATCCCCACAGATACTTGCGTGTGTGTCGAACCCAGCCGGGCGAGCGAAGCGAGCACGGCGTGGATGGTAGGGATGGGCCGGAGGCCAAGACCAGCCGGAAAGCTGGCCGGAAGCTGGCCGGAAGCTGGATCAATAGGAAAGCAGGCCGGGCCAGAATTACAGCTCAGAAAACGGGCCCGCCGATGCTGCCAGGATAAAGAAGCACCCAAAAAAAGACCCGCTCCCAACAGTGGGAACGGGTACAAGTGGAAACGGTACAGCTCAGGCGGAGCGGTTGCGCCTATCGGCCAGATACAAGACAAGGCCCGCGCAAAGTATCCAAATAATAATCAAAGCCCGCCCTCCTTCCCGTCCCCGTGAATTGGGAACAGTACGACATCGGGCATTGCTTCGGAATCAAGACACATCCGACAATCGCGACAAGACACAAGGCCTACGGGATTCCGGCCCGTACGGGCCCGCGATAGGTCCCACGGGCAATATTTGGCCGTTAGGCCTTGGGATTCCAACAGGACCTTGGACACCTTCAGCTTTTCCAATGGTTGCGCCAATGTAACGCCAACCGCGTACGGGTCCACCGTGGCCCGCTGGTTTATTCTTTCCTGCATTGCTTCATGTACCGAATCGCAGGAGACCCAAACGGCCACGCCTGCGCGATGCAATTCTGAATGGTCCCGTACATCCTTGCAATGCGTATAAACGTAAACCGTGCCAAGCTGGCGCGTGGCCCATTCGGCCACGGATCCGGAATATTCCGAATCCCACAGGCCGGACACCGGGGAAAGAAAATCCCCGGTGACATGTAACCGGACATCATGCCCGCGACCGATTGAATATAGCGAACCCGTTTCATTGGCCGAGCTGGCTTGATGTTTACGGGCCCAGCCGTTGAGGCCGTAACACATAACGCCATCAGGCCCAGCAGGGACCGCCAGCCCGCCACGAGACGCGGGCAGGAACTGACAACCCGCAGGACAGGTCCCACCGTGCGAAGGTGCACCAATAGGCCGATAGGTGCACGCCATGCCACCCAGTTTAGAATTGTCCGAGAATGCAACGACCTTGCCGGATACCACCGGAAGCTCACGCCTTGCCATGCTGGCCACCTTTCCGGATATCGCGAACGATGAACCCAACGCCAATACAGAAGAGCAGGCCAGCGTACGCGAAACCCAACGCCGGATGGACCGCCAGAAGGACCGCCAGCAGGCCAAAGACCAGCCACGAGACCAAGCACAAGGAGCCCAGCAAAACGGCCAGAATTACCGCGCTGGCCACAAAGGCCAGCACGAAATGAAACGCGCTAGAGTCTAAAATTCGAGATCTCATTATTTGCCCGCCTTCATGTTCAAGGACCGCTTGAAGCTCAGAAACGCGGCCGACCGGAGCATATCCCCGGAGGCCATCCAGCAACCCGCGCAACCAATAACCGACAAAAGAAGGAAGCCAACGCGGGCCAGCTTCACCGCGTCAGGAAGGCCAAACGGCGCGGTAATAATCAGGCCGAACGCAACAGCACCAGAAACGAGACAGGCCAAGAATGCCACGGCCTGCACGGCCAGTTTGACAGCAAGGCGGACCACTTCGGCCCGCGTCAAATAATCATACATAACTAGTAACTTCTCCCAACCGTGGCCCGCGTGGAGCGGGACACTAGAACACATTATACAAGGGCAGGCAATTGATGTGAAGTGGGATGAACACAAAGGAAGGAAGGAAGGCGGAAAGTGTGACACGAAAACACGCGGGCGATTCCCTAGAATGTGGCGGATATACCAGCGGGCAGGCCAGACGCAACCGGGTACAACACAAACGGGCACAGCTCATGCAGGACGGGAAACGCTACGCGGGCACGCATGCAAACGGGTAGATTCTTGCCCAGGCACTAACGGCGAACGCGTGCAACAGCTGGCCCGCGCCTAAATACACCCACGTATACCAGCGGGCACGACCGACGCGCCCGATCGCAGTAAACCACTTGTACCCAAGTAGAGGAGGACTGGGCTTTTTTAACTGGGCTCACGTTCGTTCGCGGTTTTCTTCGCTAGAGAACGAGCGAACGTTCGTTCGCGGTGTGTTGCGCTGCACCTTGTGCAGCTTCGCTCGGCGTGCATCCGCACGCCTTGTGGTGTGCGCTTCGCGCTACACCAACCCGCGCTCGCTCCGCGAGCTACGCTACGCGTGTGCGTTGCGTGTACACGCACCACTCCTGGTCGGCCTCCGCTATCGCTGCGCCGACCAGCGTTACGCACCCGCTGCGCGTGTGGTGTGAACTTCGTTCAACACCAACCGACTCGCTCCGCTCGTGTGTGGTGTGCACTTCGTGCTACACCAACGTGCTCGCTCCGCTCGCGTCCTCACCCCTTCGTGTGTGGTAGGAGTGTCTAGCTACTAGCCACTGTGTGTCCACCGTCTCCAGCCCCCTCCTCCCTCCCCTTGTGTTCCACTACACGTAGGGAGGGGGGTATGGCAAGCCCCACCCCCGCCTGATAATTTCTTTATGCACCCCCCGCCTACGGAAGATCCACTTTCTAACCCCTTTCTCCCGTCGTAGAAACTACCCTGTAAATATTCCACCCTCCTTAGCGGAGCCCCTGTGCCTATTGGTTAGCTACAATGTATGCAATGCTGTATACTTACCTAGCAGGTAACCCCTGCAAGTAAGGTGGGTTTAGAATGATCAGTAGAGAGATTAGGTCTCGCTATGCCACGCTTCTCGGTCAACTACTTGCGTGTCAGTGTGAGCTCGAAGTCATGCGTCGCTTGACCGTAGTAGAGGGTGATTACGACAGCGTTGACCTCATTAAAGACATGAAGAAAGCCAGTGAGGTTATGACTCAGCTGCTTGACGCTATGGAGCAGATTGGCGATTACAGCGAGATGCGTTCGGCTGAACCGTATTCGTTGCTTGAGCGCATTCGGTACGTGTTCTCCGGGGAGTAGAATTTATGAAAGGTCATGAATACATTAAGCAGCGTCGCGAGGCACTTGGTATGTCTCAACGTGCGCTTGCCCGTAAGGTGCGTAGGTTAGACGGTGACGGCTCTATCTCACCGCAGATGATGAACTGTATTGAGCATGGGCGTAGGAGCTACGAACCATACATTGACGATCTTGCTGACGCTTTGTTAGTCGATGATTGGATTCTATACTTCTATGTTGGTAGATTCCCCCAGCAATTAATTGACAATTTCAACGGCGATCACGAAGCTGTTATTGAAGCCTATTGTGCGTTTGCAACTAAACTGCGCGGTGAAAGATGCGTGTACAAGGAATACTATGGACACTAGTACCGACAACCGCAAGAAGCTAAGCGACGCAGACATCAAAAAGATACACAAGCTTATGAGGGATGGTGTCAAGGGTGAAGCAATTATGCAACTTATGGGCATTAGTAGCACACACTTTTACCGGATCCAGCAAGCGTATCGTAATGGAGAGGTCAATCTAAAGCGCACGTCCCTCCATAGCATATTGCACTTGGTGTCCGACGGATTGCCGTTTAGGCGTGTAGCGTGGCCGGAAGGCATCTACTACTACTACGCTATTGATGAACCACGACCTTGGTTTGTTCAAGTTAATATGGAAACGGGTAATGAGTTGATTACGTACAGCCTTGATCTAAACCTTGAAGACTTGAAGGCCAAAGACTGGGTTGCACTTACATGGGAGTCAGTAAGATGAAGTTTAAGATTGTGCCTGTGTGCAAAACTGACGAGGACATTGATCCTGATTTACACGAAGCTGCTGGTATGTTGGTCACTTACTTTAACGCTAATCCAGATGAGCCGTTTGTTAAATTTGTAATGGAAGACGATGGTGAAGTTGTTGTGTCTGGCAAGATAAACAACCCCAGGTTTGACGAGATGATAGAGGCAGTACACATTGCACTGCATCGTCACAAGCTTAATACTGTTAATCGCACAGTACTAACGAGAGATAGCACTAATGAGAAATGGCCAGAGGTACGATAGAATCTGAGCGATTGAAAAATCAATAAGGAAAGGCCAGTACTCCGGCCAATCCCGACAAACACACACTCTGCAAAGAAAGACCAGTACGCCATGCTGGTCTTTTTGCTATCTATAGGTATAATCTAAACACCCGCAAGGGAAATCAAAAAACAACAACAAATGGTGCTTGGTAAGCGAGACCACTGCTAAGTATGCACCCGTAAAACCGGATGAAGTGCATGGCTGGCAGTGGTTTTTGTTATACTGAGGTATGTCAAGTGCAGTAAAGCGTGATCCTGCTAAGTGGAAGCGTATCGTTGCTAGTGTCAAAGCTGGAACCAAAGGAGGAGACCCTGGTGAATGGTCTGCACGTAAAGCGCAACTTGCTACACAGCAATACAAGAAGTCCGGTGGTAGTTATGTAGGCCCTAAGACAGCAGACAACAGCCTTTCTAAGTGGACCGATCAGAAGTGGCGCACATCCGACGGAACGCCTAGTGAAGGAAAGAAACGCTATTTACCAGACAAGGCATGGGGCAGTCTATCCAAATCTGAAGTGGCAGCAACTAACCGTGCAAAAGCAGCTGGTAATAGTGCAGGTAAACAGTACGTCCCGCAACCTAAAACTGTAGCAAAGAAAGCAGCAAGGCATCGATGAAGTCAACACTGTACCAATACTCACTAAAGAACATCTCTGTTGTAGATGGTGACACATTAAAAGCTGACATTGATCTAGGATTCGGTGTAATACTTGCGGGTAAAAAGATTCGATTAGAGCATGTCAATTGTCCAGAGAAAGCTACCGAAGAAGGTGTTACAGCTAAGCAGTTCACCTGGAATTGGGTCACAAGTAAAACCACCCCTGTAGTCTGCGTAAAAAACCACCGTGAGGATAAGTACGGCAGGATCCTTGGGACAGTTGTTGCAGATGGCCAAAGCTTAGCTGATGCACTTAAGCTCGCTGGCCATGGTGTTGACTACGAAGGCGGAAAACGCTCGTAATCGCACGTATTTGCACGTAAATAAAAAAGCCCCTCTGTGAAGGGGCTTTTACTTCGCTCGACTTAATTGTCACAAAGGCATGATGGGCGGACTTTTAAGTTTTCTTCGCGTTGTGGGTAGATATTATCATACTTGCGGGTATGGGCAAAATGGATCCTGATTAATCTCTTTGCAATATTTGCGATAACGCTGAATGACTTTCTTCACTGAATCTGCATTCCACTCTGAGAATTGAGCATTCAAGGTCCCGCACTCGTTTAAGTAGTCAGCTATGTCAGCGCAAGTCATGGCTCTGTGTTCTTTTAGGAACATCATTTGACGTTCAACATACATAGGGTGATAGCGTTTTTTAAGCTTAGGCCTTACTGTTATGTTCTTATCTACCACTTGTTTTACAAGGTTGTTAGACCAGGCTACAGGTTCTTCTGGCAGAAGAACTTTACCAGTAGTTGGTGGTTGTATGTCCCTGTAATCTAACTCACAAGCTATGGCTGGAATCGTGTATCCTTGGCGTGCTAACCACAGGATAATTGCTGTTGTTTCAATACTTACTTCATCGATTAGCATGAGTGCATTTTACGTCGAAATCAGCATGATATAACCGTTACATGAACCGTCCTATTGCAATGCAGATGATTCGTAATGCCCTAATGGCTGTTGGTACACAGGAGGAAGGGAACAATGCTGGTGACGAAGTAGAGTTCTACCTTAGTCAATGTAAACCGCCATTGGGCCCAGGAAATCCTTGGTGTGCAGCGTTTGTTCGAGCAATGATGAAGACTGCTGCTACGCAGTTAAATACTACTTACGATACAGCTTTTCCACGATCAGCATTTACTCCAGATTGGGCTAATTATGCTAAACGCAACAGCCTTTGGGTCCCTGTATCTGCAATACGTGATGGCACAGCCGTTCCACGCAAGGGTGATATTGCTCTGTTTTACTTTAGTCAACTAGGTCGCATTGGCCACATAGGGATAGTCATAGACGTGCACCCTACGTATATGTGGACTATAGAAGGCAATACATCACCAGAACCAGACAATGACGGCATTGTGGAACGTGATGGAGATGGTGTATACAAGAAAAATCGCCAATGGGACGAACTAGGGAAATTTGGCGGGATACTGAGGGTAAATTTTTGAAAAACTTTATTGCAAAACTACTCGGCGTAAAAGTTGCGCCTGAAACAATTGAAGATGCATGTAAATTGTTTGGTGTTGAGTATGAACCAACAAAAACATTCCAGGATGCATGCAAGGCAGTAGATCTACCTGGTGAGTTTTCATCAATGGATTACGATACTTTGCGAAAAGTTTTTGTTTCTGCTGCAAAAGAGTTACGAAAACGTAATTAATGATATAATACCTGCGTGGGTAACCACTATAAGTTAGAGGTATTTATGATCACAATTGCAAAGAAGAGTAATACTTGTGACGTGGACATTAAAATTGTCCAAGGTGTTACAGGTATTCACTATGCCATCAATGGGGAAGAGCTTGCTTGCGTCCCCGCGTGGGAGCGTTTAGTCTCCCTGAATGAGACAAGTAAGATTCCAGCTCGGATTATGATTGAGATTGCGAGCAGCATCATCAATGCAATGATGTTGCAGAACAAACGCAACGCAACAATTATTACAGACGATACCGTTGTTATCTAGGAGACAATATGAACAGTGTAGTACTCATTGGACGGCTTGTAGCTGATCCAGAATCAAAGACATTGGCAAGCGGTAACGCTGTGGCTAACATGCGTATTGCAGTTGATCGTGGAAAGAATGAAGAATCTGACTTCATTGACCTTTCCGCTTTTGGCAAAACAGCAGAGTTTGCTAGTACGTACCTTTCTAAAGGTCGTTTGATTGCAGTTCAAGGTAAACTTCGTATTCGTCAGTATGAACACAATGGCGAGAAGCGCAAAGCTGCTGAAGTCATTGTTGACAACATCCAACCACTTGACAGCAAAAAGGATTCTAGTGGAGTCCAAAACGCGTTTCAGGCTCCACAACAGCGTCAGCCAATCAAAACCGACGATATCTCGGATCCATTTGGCGATGACTAGAGAACTGATTGGTGACTTTGTAGACGAAGATGCCTTGACGTTAGACGGGTTTGACAGTGCTATCTACGGTATCGCTGTCAAGCCCTGCCAAAACACCGTTGTGGCTTACGACTTCGATTTGCTTGTGAAGCAGTGCGAAGAAGACGGCATGTCATACGATGAAGCTGTTGAGTACATCGACTTTAACATTACCGGAGCGTACATGGGTAACGGAACGCCAATCATTATTCGTAAGATTGATGAATCCGAACTGTAATCTTGCTTGAGTTGGGGTCAAGCAAGTGAAGAGCACTAGTCAATCAATCCTAGTGCTCTTCCTTTTTTAATGGCTCTATTCTTGGCATCTAGACCACTTACGCCGAGCTTCCAGTAAAGGTTGTCAAGGTGAAAGTTAACGGTCCTATGGCTAATGGACATAGCCACGCCCATCATCTTTGCAGTGCGCCCTTTAGGCAACATACGCAAGACTTCAAGCTCACGATCCGAAAGTGGATACGTGAGCTCGGAGTTTGCTGACTCTACGGTTTTCTCGTCAGACATTAGTCCTCCCATACAGTGGGGCATTGTTGTCTCAGTATGGCCTTGATAATCGTGGCAACATGCTGATGTTCGTCTTGCGCCCCTTCTTCAAGACGGCTTTCTAAATAATGGATCCAACTACGGAGGGTTCCATTAACATACATTGTTGTAGGCGTACACATAGGCAATACGTTGCGAGCTGTCTCAGGTGCAACGCCAAATGCAATCATCTTTTCGTAAGTGTCAAAAGCTAGTGCCACAGATTCATCTGCAAGGCACTCTAGTTCGCGCAGCTCAGGGTTATTCTCGTCAATAATAGATGATTGCCTATTAGTTGGATGCTTTAACCTAAGTTGAATAGGCATTGGTTTTTCTACTACAGGAGAATACCTTTGAGAGAAAACTTGGAAAGACATTGACTTGTGACGTTGCATCTGCATTGCAACAGCAATAGTCGTTTTGACTTCAAGACAAGCATTTGCCATTTCAAATATAGACCAATGTTTTTTACGCTTGCAGTACCTAAGAAGCTTTGCAAAATCCGGGTTATCTTGGTTGCTTGGGTTGCTAACTCGTGCACAATATGCAATGTGAGATTCAGCGTCAGGTGTAATCCAAATAAGTCTAGCTTGCATTCTCATACTCCAGTACTACCGAATCCACCTTCTCCACGATCAGATGTGAATAGGTCACCAGTAGATGTATTAACTAGTTCAATGGTTGGTACTGTAGCAAAGATCAATTGTGCAATACGCATACCTGGCTGAACAAAGAACACGTCAGTTCCAAAGTTTGCAAGAATGACCTTAACTTCACCTGTGTAATCAGCATCAATAGTGCCTGGGCTATTAAGAACAAACACGCCATTCTTGGCAGCTAAACCACTACGACTACGCACTTGCGCTTCTACATTAGGTGGCATCTGCAACTTGATGTCAGTAGATATAAGGACGATCTTTCCAGGATGTAAAGCAATAGGCTTACTAGTAAACGCACAAATGTCAAATCCATGACTTCCACTTGTTGCTTTAGATGGCATTACAAAACGAGGGTTATCAGATATAGATCTGATTGCGATCTTAATTGGTTCCATTACATCATCATATACCTGCCTACATGCGAGTGCAATGTTGCTATTTAGCTATAGTACAATCAACATTATGGGTGTTGTCAAAAAATATCAGAACCCCACTGGTGGATTAAATGCAGCTGGACGTGCACACTTCAAACGTACTACAGGTGCTAACCTTAAGCCACCTGCGCCAAATCCCAAGACACCAAAGGATGCAGCTCGTCGCAAATCTTTTTGTGCTCGGATGGAAGGTATGAAACGGGCTAACACATCCGCAAAAACCGCAAACGATCCTAATAGCAGGATTAATAAAAGCTTGCGAGCTTGGAACTGCAAATGAACAAAAACATCAATCACGCTCAGACATTTCAACGTGATCTTCCAGATATTGAGCGTCGTGAGCATGGTTTTAAAAAAGCTCCTTCTAAAGCTCAAATGCAAAAGATGGAAATGAAAGAACATGGGCTCAAACGTGCTCCGTCCATGTCTCAAATCATGATGATGGAGCGCAAGGAACATATTAAACCTGATGGCAATATAATCATTGGTCGTGGATACAAAGGAAGAGCGAGGGCAAAGTAATGGCTAAAACAGTAAAGACTATGTCGCAGATTATGGGCGTTAAAAAGCCTCATCCAGCAGGATGCAAGTGTCCCGGATGCAAGAAGGGTAAGTGCTAGTCATGGCAGAACCTAACGCTAAGCCAAAAACATCTAAGCCAAAAACACCTAAAGCTAAACCTACGCCTCCGGGACAAGGATCTATTGACTTTACTACTAGTCGTTATGGTTCTCCTGGTCCTGGTAAAGCCTATAACCCAAATCTTGCGTCTACTAGCATTGAATTTAATGCTATTGGCGGTAGAGGATTTAGGAATAACCCTCAGACAAGAGCTGGTATGGGAGGTAGGCCTATGGTTAGTTCTCCAGTTAATAACCCAGGTGCTACATTGCAATCTCGTACAACTAATTCAAGTGTTGGGAAACCATCAACGCCTCCCCGTACAGGTGGTAGTTTTGTATCTGATGGTAAACAAGCAACAGGTCGTTTTAAAGAGGTGATAATTCCAAGAAAAACTAGTGGCAAGGGTAATAAAAGTAATGCCAATAGACGAACTATAATAGAACCTCCTACACCTCCTAAAACTTCAACACCTATTGGAATTCCAGCACCTCCTAGTGGAGTTAGTAGTTTTGGGTCTGGAGGTGCAATGGGGTCTGGAGGTGTAAAGCGTACAGGTGGTTTTGGAAATGTTGTGCAGGGGCCATCATTAAATACTTCAAGTAGATATTCAGGGCCTGTACCAGGTGATAGTACAGGACGTGGAAATATGGGTGTTGGTCCCAATAGTCCAAATGCGCGAAATTACTTTGGGAAAGGCGCAAGTGCCAGTAGTAAAAATAACCCAATTATAAACCCTGGCGCAGCATTGGAACGTGTTACACCAAGTGGCGCATTAGGACCAGTAAGATCAGTAGATAAAGTTGATGATGCAGCTAAAGTCATTGGTGGAGTTGTTAAAGGTAAGCCAAAGAGTAAATGGGGTCTAATAGCTGCTGGTCTTGGAGCAGCTGCTTTAGGTACTGGTTACCTTATGTCTCGTCGTAACGAGAATGAAGATGCTGCAAAACCTCAGCAAGCTGGAGCCAATATCAGCATTCCTGGTCGCAACTCTCCGCCTTCTTCAGGTAATGAAGCTGATAGAGCGTTGTATCCTGCACCAGACGGGCCTACTAATACAGCTGGATCTAAAGCATCTGAACCAGGTCTTAGTGCACGAGTTCGCAATAATCAAAAGGCAAATCGTAGTCCTCAAGACTATTTGGGCGAGGCATTTGACGCAACAATTAAGCGTGGTCGTGATGTAGGTCGTAAGCATCTTCAAGGAATGCTTGTTCGCGACTCTATTGATGAAAGTACTGCACGTAATTTAATGTCACGTTACGACAAAGAAATTGGCTCACAAAGAACTCTTAAAGACTACAAGTCTGAAGGCGTTGCAGAGAAATTTGATCGAGAAAATCCGGGTAAAGCTGGGCGCATTCTTGATGAGTATCGTGGAATGGGTCGTAGAGATGGTGCTGCCCCGGCAGGTGCAACTTATGCACAGATTAAGGAAAGAGCTTTACGCTAATGCCTCCTAAACAGCCAAGTTATTTAGATATGTTAAAAGACGCTGGGTCTGCATTTTTTACAGACCCAACTTTTACCGTACCAACTGGTATTGCCGGAATTGCTGCTGGAATAAATTACGGTGCTAAAAAACTTGGCCCAGGCATTGCTACAAAAGCTGTTCCTGCAATCGGACGTGCTGCTACGGCTATTGGTCGAACAGTATCTAACTTAAATCCTGCTATTGATCAGGCATTAATCAAAGGTGGTTTACTTATTGATAAGTACGCACCAGCCTTTGCTAAGGTAGATATTGGAAAGCCTTTCTCAACTGCATATAACGCTGTTGCTAAATCTCCTGTAGGTAAAGGTATTGCGACAGGAGCTAAGTTTGTAGGTAAAGGTGTCAAGGCTGTAGATAAAACTCTTTACAGTGGCGTTGGTGGTAAAGCTCACCGCATTGTAGATGCAGCTATGCTTACTTCTCCTTTGGGAGATCCTTATTTTAATGATGCACGACTTGCTAAAAATAGCAAAATGGACAGTGTGTTAGGTGTCTATAATAAATTAACTAAACCAGGTTATTTAGATAACGCCCTTAAAACACCAGCAGGTCAACGTGAAGCTAGATTAACACTAATGACTCTTGAAGATTCCATGAATAAATCTGGGATACCTAAAGAACTAAGAGATCATATTTACGCAAGCATTTCTAATCCAGGTGCTGTAGAAAACTCTGATTTTGCATCAATGAAGCGCATGCTTGAAAAGCATATTCCTCTGAATCAACAATTTGATGATCCGACGTTTAGGGGAGGTGGGCAACCGTCTGTTGGTGATCTGCTAACTGTAGGTACATTTGGCTTAAACAATGTCATTAATGCAGCATCTAACAATGCGTTCCCATGGATGTCTGACAAACAAATGTCTGGTGACATGGCTATTGAAAGACATCAGAACAGCAAATCAGGAATGATTGCAAAAAGACAACAGATGCAAATGTTTAACTTGATGAACCATTATAATAATTTAATTCAATCTGGCAAAATGTCACAAGCTGATGCCCAGGCTGAATTTGATAAATCTGCCAAGATATTAGGATTAAGGTAGTTCTCGCCTTGCTCGTCTATTTGCACGATCAATGCGTTTTGTAAATTTAGATGCAACGTAATCAGCGTCAAGTGGATCTTGAGTGACATACAAAACTATATACCAAACACACTTAACCAGGTCATCCGTCATGGATTCGCCTGGTTTTTTTCCTGCTCTCGCAATGTACTTAAGTGCAGTAAAAAGCTCAAAGCCAAGTTCCCATGCTTTTGCTACAGTTACTACAGGGAATCCAAGGTTACGGTAATGATCAGGTGCATGTTTAGGCATGCAGGTAGTATACTTGCGTGATGATGGACTCGCAAAATGTAGATGACCCAATGTTCATTGAAAGATCAGATGGGTTATATCGAAAAGCTTTTGGCAAATATGTCAAATGTTGCGCTGGTTTTGTCATGGATGGCAATCAAAAACGCAATTGTAAAAGCCCTGCCATATCTGGAAGTCAATATTGTGCATCACATGGATCACAAGCTTTACAGAAACTTGAAAAACCGCAATATCTGGCTCATTTATTTCAAAAAGAACGACGAAGGTTTAAAGGTATTGGTAAAGACTTACTTGAAAAAGTAGATAACTACCGAGATGACCCTGACTTATTTTCACTTCGTGATGATACTGCGTATCTAACTGCATTAATGGATACACGCGCCGAGGCTGCTGCTGAAGGTGTTGGATTAGAGCAGTATCGCAAAATTGAAGCAGCATATTCTCTGGCTAAATCAAAGCTTGGTAGTCCTGATTTTATTGATGCGTTTGAGCAGATTGGTGATTTGCTCAACGAACGCATGGATGAATACTCAGCCAGTAAAGATGTTATTGATCTTATTTCGCGTAGGTCTGATCTTGTAGAAGCTGAACAGCGGATTATGCAGTCAAAGGCGTATACGCTTGAAGCTGACCAAGCATTTATGTTGATCATGCAGATAGTGGAAGTAGTAAAGACATCTATACGTGATGCTGATTCACTCGTAGCAATACAAGGTGGAATCAATAAGATATTACGAATGCACAACGCCGAACAGGAAGTTGACATACAAGACGCAGTAATTGTAGGTGAGACAGATGGCCAAATCGCAAGCACATAGGTCAACACCTAAAGAGTTCAGGCGTTTTACTCAATCAGATAAACCGTTGGCGGTTGCTTTGCTTGAGGCTTTAAACGCTCAAATTGGTGAAGTAATTAAGACTGGAGATTACGACAGTGGTAGGGCTTTTCCAATAGACGGGGCATCGTTAGATTACAAAACCTGGCTTAGAACATTTGCGCCACACGCTATGTCTTCGGAGTTAGGTACTCATCACGAACGTGCTTGGGAGTGGGCTGAGAGTATTTCTCCAGGAACACCACCTCCAGCGTTGATTGAGTGTTGGTTTCGCGGTGGTGGTAAATCCACAACGATGGAACACATTGCTGCACGTATTGCAGTAAAAGGCACACGTAGATTTTTGCTGTATGTATGTAGTACTCAGGAAGCAGCTGACCGTCACGTATCCGACATTGCACATACAATGGAACGCTGTGGGATAGAAAGGGCTCTTAACCGATATGGATTCAGTAAAGGTTGGAATGCATCAAAACTCCGAACCGCAAACGGGTTCAATGTTCTTGCGTTCGGCCTTGACACTGGTGCTCGCGGTGTTAAGCTTGATCACTTACGTCCTGATTTCATCATTTTGGATGATATTGACGAGCTTGATGACAGTGTTAATCGCGTCGAAAAGAAAATTGCAACAATCACACAAACCATCCTGCCAGCAAAATCAACCGACTGCGCAATAGTCTTTGTACAAAACAAGATTCATGCTAACAGTGTAATGGCGCAGACATTGTCTGGTGAATTGGACATGCTTCAGCATCGTGTTCAATCACCTATTGTTCCTGCATTGCAAGGTCTTACATACGAACCATTTGAACGAGAAGATGGACGTACTGGTTATAAGATCACAAATGGCACACCGACATGGGTACACAAAAACATTGAAGTATGTCAACGCGAGATTGATGACTATGGCATCATTTCGTTCCTACGAGAATGTCAACACGAAGTTGGAGTAGGTGGCCGATTATTTCCAGACTTTGCTCAGTACGACTCTTCGGGTAAGCCGTGGCATGTTGTTGACCAGATGGACATCAAGCCATGGTGGCGCATTTGGGCAAGCCATGACTTTGGTACAGCAGCTCCTGCTGCAACGCTATTTTATGCTTCAGACGAAAACGAAGACATCTACGTGTTTGATGAGATATACGAAGCTGGTCGAGTATCTAGCAAACAAGCTGAAGACGTATTGCAGAAACTGAAGTCTAGAGGATATGCATCTCCCGTTAGTCCAAATCATCCGGATGGACCGTGGAATACAAAGTTAGAGGCTATTGCCTTTGACTGGGCCAACACGTTTCCGCCTGAACGTGGTGATCAACGAATTGGAGAATATCCGGTTGAGATCTGGTGGAGACGCAACCTTCCCTGCGTAAGAGCAGTAAAAGATCGTAAAGCTGGCTGGAGGCGAGTCATGGAATGGCTTGCTGGTAAGCGAGTGTCTAATGGTGTTGTTTATCCAAGGATACGAATACTTAGAGGTACGTGCCCAAACTTAATCAGGGAATTAGAGGCAGCAATGTCTGACCCTCGTGATCCTGAAGACCTTGACGCTGGGACCAAGTCAGACCACGCACTTGACTCATTTAGGTATGGTGTTATGTGGAGGGAGTTTCCTGTAACCTGCCCTGAAACTCATAAGGCTAAACCTTGGACTCCACTATGGATGAACAAAGATAAGGATGACGGGTTTGTCTAATGCTCAGTGATATTATCCAAATACTGCTATTGCTCATTTGTGCTGTATTTTCCGGGTTGTCTTGGTGGAATTTACACACAATTCGGTTAAGGTCTTGGAAACAAGATGTTTATGAAAAACTTAGGGATCAGTACTTATAATGGCTCCAGACATTAACGGAATGGGTGGCCTTCCAGGCGCACCTACATTAAAAGCTCGTGTCTTGGCTCTAAAGAAGCAAAAGAATACTGGAACACCTGGATCGTTCCCGTCTGGCAATTTAAAACTAACTAACAAAGATGATCTTACTCTTGATCACGAAGGTAATCAGTGGAGTGTAGATCCTAAAGAGCAACCAGAAGAAGCTGTCCGTATTTACAATTATGTACGCGAACAGTTTGATACAGCCTATCGAGCAAGACAAGAAATGGAACTCGAATGGGCACAAGCATTAGCCTTCTTTGAAGGACGGCAGTGGTTCAGGATTAACAGCCAAACACGTAACTTAGTTCAGTTGCAAAATCCATCAGAAGCTAACCGTTACATTACGGTTAATAAAATGCGTCCACTTATTGATGGTGTAGTTGGAAAACTTACTCAGGTTGCACCAGACTGTCGTGCAGTCCCATTGTCGTATAACCCTAAAGATCAACAGGCTAGTGATGAGGCTAATTTTATTGCGGGTCACTACACGCGAAAGTTTGACCGTGAAACTCAAACAAAAGAACGTGTTCGGTGGGCTTGCGTAACTGGGACTTCGTTTGTAAAGGTTTACTGGAACGCTAAGTCTGAAGTTGTAATGCCACTACGTGACATGTCAACTGGTGAGATCACTGCGTACGAATCGCTACCACTTGGAGATGTAGAGGAAGAAATTGTTCCCTGCTTCAACATTCTATTGGATCCTACAGCACAACGAGATAGCGACATCCGTTGGGTTATACATGCGTCTGTTAAACCCTTGTCGTGGTTTGTTGACAATTATGGTGAAGCTGGCAAAGCAGTTCGTGCGGATGCAATAGCTGGACAAAACGCAGGATATGTGGACGCTTACCTTGAAGGTGCAAATGGTTCTGGCAACGGATGGGTCCAACCTTCATCAGCTCGCTTAAACAATGTTGATAGCAAGAAGCATGCAGCCATTGTTTACGAATACTGGGAGAAGCCTTCAGCTCAATATCCAGAAGGACGTTATATTGTAAGTACTAATCAAGCATTGCTTTATGCTGGAGATTGGCCTTACAAGAAGAAGGATGATTTTCCTTTCATACCGTTACGTTGGCAACCACGAAGCGGAACTCCATACGGACACAGCCTTGGTTTTGATCTTTGTCCGCTTCAGCAATCGTATAACCGAATCTATTCAAGAGCACTTGAGCAGTTTGAACAGAACAAAGACTATGTAATGGTTGAGCGTCTGTCGCGTGTTGGTGCTGATGCATTCGATCAATCTGCTGAAGACATTGATGACAAGGGACGTATTTATAGAAAAATCTATTACGATCGCGGAAGTAATCCGCCATCTATTCAACGTGCGCCAGGAATCAGTGCTGATCTATTCCCTTTCCTTCAAGTCCTAGAAAAAGACATGATGGACGTGGCTGGCCTACATGATGTAAGTCAAGGTCAGGCTGCTGCTGGAACGCCAGCTGAATCAGTCAAGTTACTGCAACGTGCGGACAACACTCAGCATTCGTTTATTCGTGCTGATATAGAAGCATCTATTGCTCGTATCAAAGAGTGGGAAATTGCTCTTGTGGATCAGTTTGCGGTAGCTCCGTTTATCGGATCTGTTGACGATCAAGTCAATCCTAAGAATGAAATACAACAAGGCATCATCACGTTTGACAGTATTCGTGACGGTGGTCAGTATCGCGTTGTGTACATCCCAGGTTCATCTCAGCGTGAATCTGATGATCAGAAGTTACAGAAGATTGTATTGTTGCGTCAAATGGGATTGTTTGGTGACCCGAATGACCCAGAAACTAACGCACTTGTTGTTCGTATGCTTCAACTACCAGAAACGTCTGACATACTTCAGAATCTAGCTAACCAGCAAATGAAGGTGCAGGGCATGCAAGAACAAGCACAGCAAATGCAACAACTGCAACTACAGCTGGAGCAGCAAAAGATATTCAATCCTGAAGCCGAGCAAATGAAAGCTCAGCTTGACATGGAGAAACAGTCTCAGATGATGCAGATGCAAGGCCAGCTTGATATGCAAAAGCAATCACAAAAGTCTGATTTAACTAACAATGAATACGCAGCGAAGCAGATTGCTGACCTGAGTAGAAGCATGATCGCCGGAGGCGGTGATCAGGAGAAGGCACAACCTACAAAGCCAGCAGTGGCGAAATCTAAAAAATAGGTGTGCTAGAATAAGGAGAACTTGTTTTAATGCCTGATGAGATGATGACACGAACTACGGATTCATCAGCCGTAGCGATGGGCGAGACAGGTGGTTTAGGGAACGCTGTATCAGACTTTATCCGGGATGCCGCCGATTCTGGAGATAACTCGCAATGGGCGATAAGCGAGCAAGCAGGTCAGGATGCGGATCAGTTCGACACGTACGATGACGGTGGTGATGACGATAACTACGACGATCTTGTCAATGACATTCTCGGAGTAGAAACTCAGCCACAATATTCGGAACAGGACGCTTATTCAGAGCAACCTAATCCTGTGCCTTATGAGAGATTTCGCGAAGTAAATGAGCGAGCTCGACAGGCAGAGGAGTACGAGGCGAAGCTTCAGAAATGGGGCCGAGTTATCGAACAATTTGAGCAACAGGGATACTCAGACGCATCACAGGTTGACGCAGCACTTGAACAACAACGACAAGCTGCCGAAGATCAAGCGATTCGTAGTAGGTATCAACAGCTCGTAGATTCGCAGTTGTTGGATCCTGCCGTAGCAGAAGCTCAATACGAGGCTGAATCAGCCCGTATCAACTACGAACGGCAGATGCAACAAGTCCAGGAATATATGATGTATCAGCAGCGTGAAGCTGCTTTTCAAGCATATCCACTGGCAGCTCGTGCAGAAGTGTTGGTAGACAACTTGATCCAAGCTGGCATTGATCCAGTCAGCGCAGCTCAAGCGGTCCACGAACAGGTACGCACATTGACACAGGCAATGGTTCCAGAGATCACCAGTCGCATTAAGAAACAGCAACGGGTTCCACAACCTATGGGTCAAGGGCAAGCAGCTCGCATGGCTCCTACAGGTGGTGGCAATCAATCTCGTCCGTCTGGACTTGCTGCATTACTTGGTATTCAACGGGGCCGTGGAACTCTATAAGGAATAGAAGAAAATGGCAATCGCATCCGGTGCAGTCCTGCTTGATACACAGGCACTGACTCTTGCCGATCAGGCAATCATCTCCAATGACCCTCTCGTAAAGGAAATTACGAAGGCTCTTCACAAGACGTGGAATGCTCTTAAGGACATTCCTCTGACCACTTCGCCATCGCTTCGCCAGGTTGGCGTTCGGTTTACGAACCAGGCAGGTTCGCTTCCGACAATCAACTGGGCAACGGTTAACGAGGAACCTACGGTTTCCAAGGGTAAGCCAAAGCAGTACGAAGAATCCATGTATCTTGTTCGCAACAAGATTCAGGTAGACCACGTACTTCTTGATCAACCAAACAACATTGTTGATCCAATCGAAGCCCAGGTTCAAATCTTCATGGAATCGTTTGCTTATGATTTCAACACGAAATTCATCAACAACGATCCTACCAGTGCAACTGGTGATGCTGACTGTTTCCCTGGACTCCGTTATCGCTTGTCCAACGCAGATCAGTTTGACATCCCTGGTGAAATGTCAGTCAACGCTGGTGGTGTAGACCTTACGACTCCAACGTCTGCTTCAACAATTGCTAACAACATGATGCTTTACATTCAGCAGATGTTGGACAACATGAACAGTCCTGATGGAGATGGCGTGACGTTCTACGTTTCTGAGCGTCTTAAACGTCGCTTGGAATGGGCTATCCGTAACATGGGCATCGGCGCAGGCTTCGATATTACGAAGGATTCGTTTGACCGCCCTGTTGAAAAGTATAAGGCTGCAACAATCCGTTCAGTTGGCCGTCGTGCTGATGGTGTAACGCACGTCCTCGGAAACGAAACAGCAGCTGGTATTGAAACAGCATCTGCGACTGGGCTTGAGTCAATGTACGCTGTTCGTTATGGATCTGGATACTGTACCGGATGGCAGAGTGGTCCATTCAAACCGACTTACCTCGGTCTATCCAAAGAAAACGGCGTTCTTCACAACATCGTATTTGACTGGGGTGTTGGTATGTGGGTTCCTCACATTCGTGCTATTGGTCGCGTCTACAACATCAAGGTCGCGTAAGGAAGGTATATAAATGGCAAGAGATTTTCTTCTTTCGTTCACCAGTTTTGCTGGTGGAGCAACGGTAAGTACGGCCCAAACAAGTGCTGCGTTGCAAATTGACCCACTTATTGGTAGTGGTAAGCGCAATCTGCTTGTGCGATTTAATGTCGGACAAACAGCCACCGCTGGTAGCCCAACTGCTATCAGATGGAACTTTGCTGTTCAGATGTCTAAAGACAACAGTACTTGGACATCTACTGCACTTAACCCATCTGATGCAGCTGCTCTTACATCAGCGGTGACTACTAACGTGCCTGGTGATGCTTCTATTCAGTATTACCTTGAAGCAATTGCACCTAATGCGTACACTGATGCATCTGGAGTTGTTCAAGATAACTACAAGTACATTCGTGTTGTTGCAACACCTACATTTACTGCGGGTACTACACCTACAGTTAACTGTACTCTCAGTGCAGCAATTGTTTCCGGTCGCGACGGAGCCTACTCGTAATGACCAGAGGCGAGATCAAACGGAGAGTTCGTCTATTAGGACGGCACTACTTTGGTTCGGAATCGGATCAAGATCCGTTTGGTCTCGACCTTCTAATTATCGAAGTAGCTAATCAGATAGCCAGGTCAACTGACTGCTTTACAGGAAGGCGATATCTTGACCTGGTTGCTGATACAACAGAGTATTGCGCTCCTGATATCTACCGCGTTCGTAACGTGCAAGTGAAGAACACTGGCGGTGACTGGCAGCGTATGCGTGTATTAGACGCTTACAACCGAAAGGTTGACATGGTCCGTAATGACGGATCATCTTCATTCCCAACTGTAGCAGTGTTTACCGGAATGAATAAAGTTTCTGTGTACCCAGCACCTGCGTCTGCAATCACGCAAGGCCTAATGATTGAAGGGTACGCTATTCCAGGTGATTACTGGCAATACGATGTTAACGGCAATGCGCAGGCTATGACAGACGCTACTGAGTGCCCATTACCTGAGGTGGCTCACGATTGCCTTGTGTATGGCATTCTGGCTCAACGAGCATTGCAATCAAAAGATGGTGACGGGTTTCAGTTATTTACGTCTCAATATACTGACCGACTTGGTATGGTTGAATCATTTGCAGCTACTTATGCACGGAGACCAGTGTAATGGCACAGACAATTCTTCAGCTGCGAAATGAAACTTATAAACTTTTAAACGAAGCAACTAACAGCACTATAGGTGTTCTTAGTGATGGTGTGGGTGCTATAGTTTCAGGTCACGCTAGTGACAACACTATTAACCAGTATCTTATGGACGGCATCAGTGAGATGTGCCGTACGTGCGTTGCAGTACCTGCGGTGGGCACTGGCACATACGCGTCCAATACGCGCACTTTATCTATCAGTTCAT